ATATTACTGGTAATATGTATATGTATTTTTATGACCCAAAACATAAGAAAACATTACCTTATTACGATAGATTTCCTTTAACTATTATGGTAGAACCAGCACCAGGTGGGTTTTATGGTTTGAATCTACACTATTTAAAGCCAGATATTAGAGCAGCATTTTTAGATGAATTAATGAAAACCGCACCAAATAAAATAACAGATAAAACAAGATTAACAAAAATGCGATATAGTTTGTTACAAGGTGTGAGAAAATATAAAGAATTTAAACCGTGTTTTAAACATTATCTAGGTAAACATGTTAAATCACAATTTTCAAGAGTACAAATGGCAGATTGGGAAATAGCAATATTTCTACCAGTTGAACAATTTACAAAGAAAAGTAAAACAGCTGTTTGGAATGAAAGTATTAAAATCGCGAGAAGTTAATGAGCAGTATCGATAATTTAAAAGCAATAGTGTCACAAAAGAATGGATTGGCTAGAGGTAATCGTTTTAATGTTATTTTTACACCCCCGTCACAATCATTGTTAAATTTAAATCCAGATGTATTAATAGGTTCATTATTATCTGGTTCATTTAATGCTAAAAATTTAATTAGTGACCCAAGAGATATATCACTATTATGCCAAAGTGCCAGCCTACCAGGCAGACAAGTAACAACACTAGATTATCAGGCAGAAAAACAAACAGTCCCTGTACCTTATGCATTTATTGATGAAGATGTTACCTGTAAATTCCTATTAACAAATGATTATTATATGAAAATCATATTTGATGATTGGTTAAGTGCTATCCTAGATTTGGATACATACGAAGTAGGATATAAAAAAGATTTCGCAACCGATGTTGTAATACAACAATTGGATTTAGAAAATAAGCCAGTATATGGAGTAAGACTTGTGAATGCATTTCCTACTTCAGTAACTGGTGTTGAATTGGATTCTGCATCAACTGAGGTGCAGGAATTGAATGTAGTATTTAGCTACGATAAGTATATACCGGAAGGACCAACAAGTACCAGATTATCTGGTGTTTCTAATATCCTTGACGCATTAACTTAGTATAATATAGGAGAATATTATGGCTTTGCCAAAATTGAGTGTTCCTCAATATAAGGTTCAATTACCTTCTACTGGGAACGATTTAAATATGAGACCTTTTCTTGTAAAAGAGGAGAAGGTACTAATGATTGCTTTAGAATCAAATGATATGGAGCAAATTAGTAAGGCAGTAAGAGATATCATTTTATCATGTTATGATTTAGACAGTTTGGAAGACCTTACTGTATTTGATATTGAATATCTATTCTTACAACTGAGAGCAAAATCTGTAGGTGAAAATATGAACATACAGATTAAATGTACTCAGGAAGAATGTGATGGTCTTACGCCAATATCAATTAATGTTGACGATGTTGAGATAATAAATCAAAATCAGGAACGTACAATATTACTTGATGAAAAGACAGGAGTTGGAGTTACTATGAAATATCCATCAATGGAATTAATAGGTTCGTTGGATATTGAAAAACTTAACTCAGTCGAAGGTGTTATGGAATTAATTATAAAATGTATTGATTCCATATTTGATAATGATAATGTATTTGATGCAGATACTGAAAGTGCTAAAGACCTTGAACAATTTGTTGAGAGCTTAAATTCTGAACAATTTAGAATGATTCAAGGATTTTTACAAGAAGTACCTGCCGTATATTATAAAACTGAATATGAGTGTGATAAATGTAAACATACGAATGAGGTTGAGTTAAGAGGACTAAATAGTTTTTTTACATAAGCCTCTCGCATGAGAGTTTGGAAAATTTTTACCAAACAAACTTTGCATTAATGCAACATCATAAGTACAGTTTAACTGAAATAGAAAGTATGATGCCGTGGGAGAGGGAGATATATTTAGCTCTACTCCAGGAACATATTAAGGAAGAAAACGAAAAGATTCAAAAAATGAATAATAGGAGAAGGTAATGGCTGAAGGACAAGACAATAGTCGTAACGAAGTTGAAATTGATTTAGATAAGTATATGGCTTTAATTGATAAGCTTGATAAATCTGAGGATATGATTAAGGAAATGCAACTTGAAGCTGCAGAAGCAAAGAAAAGACTTGCACCACCTAAAAGAAAATTTACTGATATATTTTTAGATGATAATGATGTAAACGAAAAAGCAATTATTGGTTTTATCTCATTTGGTTTAATGACTATATTTGGTTTATGTGATTTAATCACTGCTTTTTATGGTCAAGATTTAGTCATCTCTGATACAATTTATACATCATTTGTTGTGGTAACACTTGGTGCATTTGGTATATCAGAGGCCGGAAGAGCATTCGGCGGAAAATAGGAATAATAAATGGCGGAAGATAATAAACCAAAAAAAGACGCACCAGGAACTAAAGGTATTGCCACATTAATCGAGGTAATGGAGGCCAACAATAAGAGCACGGCCAAAATTGCTATCGATAGTCAAAACACAAGGCGACATCTATTAGAAATGAAAAACATGCAGAAAGTCATGAATGACTTTCAAGCGCGTACTGTATATGGTTTTGAAAACTTCCAAGATATAATTGATTCGCAAAAGCTTCAAGGTATGGAGGACAACCGAGAAAGAATGTCCATCTTTGAAGAGATTCGCGATGAATTACGACAACTGCCTAAGGATACTGCAGCTGCCACAGCAACAGCTAGTGAAAAAAGTGGAGGCGGTGCTTTACTAGGTAATATTGGTAAAATGGTTGGTGGTGCTGGTATCGGTGTTGGTGCTATAGGTGTGGGTATTGCCGCAGTATTTGCAACTGCTCCTAAATTAATTGAAACATTTGAAACAATGGATGTTCCTGCAATTAAGAAAAACATCATGGACTTAATTGGTATTAACCAAGAGGTTGAAAAACAAGGTGGTAATTTATTAGTTGATGGTGGTTCGTTGGCATTAGCAATGACAGGTATTGGTATAGGTCTTGCAGCATTGGGTATAGGTGCAGGTATTTCTGGTGGAGTTGATAAATTCCTTGATGAAGGTTGGACTGATAGAATTAAAGATAATGTTGTTAATTTATTATCAATTGAGGCTGCCGTAAGTGAACAAGGTCAAAGCTTATTAGGTGGTAGTTCAAAACTTGCTCTTGCTCTTGGTGCATTGGGTGCTGGTTTGGCTGTATTTGGTTTTGGTAAGGCTGCTGAAGGTGTTGGAGACGCAGTAACAAAGTTCTCAAGTGGTGAAAACTTTGCAGAGGATATTAAAAAGGAAGTTGAAACATTATTATCAATTAATTTAGTACCAAAAACAGACCCAAAAAAGGCAGGATTCTTAGGGACAATGACCGCATTAGGAGCTGGTCTTGTTGCATTCGCCATAGGTAAATCAGGTTCAGGAGCCGCAGATGCCATAACTAAATTTACTGCTGGAGATAATTTTGCACAGGACATTAAAGACGAAGTTGAAACACTATTAACAATTCCTAATTTACCAGGTGCAGCGCTAGGAGAAGGTGGTCTTGCTAATTTTATAGGAACAATGACTGCATTGGGCGCTGGTTTAATTGCATTTTCAGCAGGTAAAGGTGCGGCAGGTATTTCTGATGCATTTACTAAATTTACTTCTGGTGATAATTTTGCAGACGATGTTAAGACAGAAGTTGAAACATTGTTAACAATGGGCGATGGGGCCGATATACAAAAAAGTAAAGCAGTAAAAACAGCATTAACTGATTTAGGTTTAGGTTTAGCTGCCTTTGCTGGTAGTAAAGGATTAAATGCGATAGCAGATTTAGGTGCAGGTATTGTATCATTCTTCACTGGTACAAAAAATCCAGTTGACCAGGCAATTGAATTAGGTAAAAATGCAACAGATGTACAAGCAGGTGCTGATGCATTTGATGATTTTGCTATGGCCTTGGGTAAATTTTCAAATGTTAATATTGATTTTGATGCGAAAAAATTAGCAAAGGATTTATATGCTGCTTCTAAAACACTTGAACTTGCAATAGTAGGTGGTTCCGAGGGTTTTATATTTAAAGAAAAGTTTGTTGGTATAAAAAACTTCCAAGATGATATGGATAATGCATCGGCTGGTATTGAAAGATTACGAGGTGCTTTAAACATGAATGCTGGAGGAGTTTCCATGTCAGCTCCAGGTCCAATACAAGGTATGACTGTAGGTAATATGTCAGTTGAAAATGCCTTATTAAAGATGGCTGAAACTGGAGGTAACGCCACTAATATAGTTACTGGTGGTAATGCATCAAGTGTTGCAAATACTTCTGTAATAGTCCAAAACAATCAAAAATCAGATATCGGTAGTTCGCTCCAGGACGACAGATAAAAAAAGGGGACCATTCAGTCCCCTCCGAAAATTAAATTTAATTAACTTTCTTTAGCCAATTTAGCAAAATAACTTAATGTATCATCTTCTGATTCACTAGTACTTGCTTCTGCCATTGTTGGTGCCTCAGCCATTGTTGGTGCTTCAGCAACTGGTGTGTTAACCTCGAATGGGCTTGTTTCAACCATATCTGCAGCCTCGACTCCTAATACTCTATTGAGTTTGGCTTTTAACTCATCGTATGTTTTATAATTTTTAGGGTCTAAAAAGTCCTGTAAATTATGGAGTTGATTATACACTTCTTCCAGTCTTGACTCATCGCCTTCATATAAAGAGCTTGGTGTGGCAAATTCTGATTTATCATAGTTTACCCAACCTTCAACCTTTCTGATTTTGATTTTAAAGTCTGCACCTTCCCAGAAGTCATAAGGATTACAAGGTGATTCATCTTCAAAAGCAGGTTGCATAGCTTCCATGATTTTGTCAAAGATTTTCTTACCAAACTTGTACAGTTTGACCTTTCCTTCGTTTTCTGGGTTGCTTGGGTCAGAAACAATTAAAACATTACTCACATAATGTAATCTTCTTTTTCTATCCCTAGCTACTTGCTTATCCTCATCTCTTCCAGAGTTCCATAGTACAGAGTTTGACTCTGACACTGGGTCCTGCTGTCCAATAGAAGTTAAGGAGTTTTCGATATACCATAAGCCGTTTGGTCCCTTGAATCCATGGTCCCAATATCTTACCCAAGGTAAATCTTCACCTTCCTTAGCTGGCAAGAATCTGATTACTGCGTAACCATTTCCTGCTTTATCTCTGGTAGGTTTCCATAGTCTATCATCTTCATAAGATGTAGTTTCTGGTTTTGTGGATACTGCTTCTGCAGCTTTAACGAGTTTATCGATTGATGAGCCTCGTGTGCTCTTTAGATTTGCAAATGACATTGTATTTCTCCTGTATTGCGTTGTATTACTGTATTATCCACCTTATTCATGATATATAGTTATATTATAACATATTATAATGTATTTGTAAACCCTTTTAGTAAAATAAGTTTCATCTTAGTACTATCAAAGCTTACAAAGGGACTATACTTTTCGATTTTCCTTTTGATATCAGGCCAAATTAATGTATCTGATATCCTTTTGGATTCTCTAGGTATAAACCCTATCAAGGAATTAAGAATAACAACAGTCTCTAAACTAATCTCTTCTTGCATCCACAGTTGAATTACCAGTGGGTGTTGACCATCTTCGGATTTGAATAGGTCATCAAACTCTGGTTGTTCTTCTGTTAGTTTATTTATATCATTCTGAAACACACGCGATAATGATTCAAGTGTTTTTCTATGTTTGATATAATTAGTTTCGCCAACTTCATTAACCATTTCTCCTACATAGGAGACATCGTTTTTAAAGTTAGCTACATAGTATCCTTTTAAATCCTTTTCATATGTTTTTGCTATCTTGGCAAAGAAATATTTATCTCTTCGATTCAGAAATGATTTTGCAGAAACATTAGTTTTAAAATTATATTTTAATGCATCGTAATCAGTTTCAAAATGTAACTTTAATGCATTATATAATTTATAAGAATCAAATGGGTCTATCATATAGGTAATTTATTCTTCTTTGTACCTTTAATTAAATTTAAGCCAGAAGCTTCTTCTTCAATTTTAGATTTAAGCGATGGTGTTAATAATCTTTTTAAATTAGAATAATCCATACCTCTGTCCTCTATGATGGCAACTGCCGCATCAATGTATGAAACACCTGGTCTAGTTGCCACTATCTTCTCGACCGCCATAGAGAATCTCTTTTTGGTCATGATTTTACCTTCTATTTCAACCGACAAACTCATCGCCTTCGTCCCATGCACAGCCAGTTAAACCACCTGCTTGTAATCCTTTTAATGTTCTTAATACCTCTTGTGCATTTCTGCCAGTATCAAGAGCATTTACAGATACATGTTGAATAGTTCTATCCTTATCAAAGATAAAAGTTGCTCTATAACAAACTCCTTCCTCTTCGTTAACGATACCTAAGGTATTTGATAATCCTAATCCGCAATCAGCTGCAAGAGTATGATTAATATTACCTATTAATTCATTTTCTTTTTTCCAAGCTAATTTACAAAATTCATTATCACCTGATACACCAACAACATTTGCATGTTCAGTTAATATATCCATACCTGCGATTTCTGTTGGGCAGATAAAGGTAAAGTCTTTTGGATAGAAATAGACTACAGACCAATCATGTTTATGTGGTGTGTAACCTTCTTCTATATTTACTCTCACAAATTCATTTTTTTCATTGATTCCCTGCAGTGAGAAAGCTGGGAATTTATCTCCTACTGATAACATTAAAAAGTCCTCATTAATATACAGTCAGCGTTAATGCGTCCTGTTGGTTTAGTTATTTTCGTTGTAATAGTATCCCACACTTTATCAATTTGCTTTTCAGTTTTATTGAGTATCTGTGGTAATATATCATCAGGTTTTCTAAGTGTTGCCGTCCTACTTTCCTTCTTATCAAAGTTTTTAATTGATGTACCTGATATTTCAAAACCACTTGTTGCAGTAGTTACATATTCAGCAAGTTTTCTTTGTTTTATATTATAAACAAATAACTTGTGTTTACCCGGTATCATAATTGGGTTGATTGAAGTAAGCTTGGAGTCAAGGTCCTCAGTACAATACTTGAGCCTTGACACTTGAGCGTCTGATGATTTTGGTTTTCTTGTTCGAGGTGTTTTTGCTGCCTTAAAGGATAACCTTAATCTTTCAAGGTCCTCGTACACTTCTTCGAACTGTTTTAAAATTTTTCTTTTCTCACCCTTAGTGAAATGTGAATAAGCTTCTACACATTGGTCGCATGATTTATCATAGGCCGCACTAATGTTTTCATGTTCGGCGTCTAGTAACGCTTTAAACATGTTTATTGCATTACCTTTTAATCCATGCATTTTAAATCTATTAAAGGCAGAGAACTTTTGTTTGAAGTCTCCATCTAACCAACCTTCAACTATTTCAGTATCCCAATCATGGTAAATGGTATCCAATACTTTTCTTCTTGTTCTCTCAGCAGGTGTAATAATAACCACATTTGCCTTTTTGGCTTCTTCGATTTTCTTTTCTTTTAAAGCATCTTTATACCTTTCACTAATAAATTCCTTCATTAAACCAATAGAGTCCTCATTGTATGGCCAACCTCTATATAATAATTTAATAGGTTTATTGACCTCCATATATTTCCAGGCAGGTAATCTTTTTAATACTGAAAGTTTTGTTTTATTATAACCACAATGTTCCTTTGCAAACTGCAAGGTTGTTGGCATATAATCCTTTGATTTATAAAAATAATTATACCAATGTGCAGCTTTTGTCCAAGCTCTCATATCGGTATTATCCTGTTCTGGGGTAAAGATTGGTTCTGCACCTAGATATTTTTCATCTAGACTTGGACCTCTTTTTCTTTTTTTAACTGCCATATTTCTCCTTAATTGTTGATTTATATATTATAACACATTTTTCATTAAATGTAAAGTGACCAGGTCTCCGCGGGTGATAAGGAGTTGCGTTGATGAGACCTGGTCGAGTAATTAATTTAATATTACAAAATTCTCTGCAGCATTTTCTGCATATATTTCTGCTTTACCAGGTAAAGGCAATAATTCCATTAGGTCATCATTGATGTATTTTTCAACACACCAAACTCCATCGCCTCTTTTACATACTTCAGCTCTTCTTTTTTCACCACCAATTTCATTGGTAAATGTATGATAATATTCATATGTATATTCTGGTTCAAATTCTTTTTCCTCTTCTTGCTTTCTTGCAATAAGAGTATCCACTTTGGCTTCTATATCGTCAAGCCTTGACATGATTTCACTTATATCCATTATGTGTTGTCTCCATCTTTATATTTTATTTTTGATTTATCGAATAGTGATTGACCTTTTTGATTTGCTACACATTCAGATGAACCGAGTGCAAAGAGTCCAGTCAATGTTACTATAATTATTAGTCCCAATGTTTCCATTATAATGCTCCTGCTATTACTAGTATTGTTCCGAGAATTAAAATCCATGCAATTAGTTTAAAAAATCCTAAAATTATAGCTTCTATAAAATCAAGTAACCTATGCATTAGTTTCTCCTCATCTTGCTGATATCCTCAGCTTCTTGTTGTGAAATAACTGGAACTGCATTTGATTTGTGCATTGTTGCAATACCTTTTACCAATGTTCCAGTGTATTTCATTGTTTCTTTTTTACTTGTATTTGAATCTGGGTAATCGCCAGTCTGCATATATTCCTCCATAATGGATGTATATTGCCTTGCTTGTCTGGCTCTTATTCGGTCAAGGGAAGATGACTCAATGGTCATCGGCTTAAACTCAACAGGTTTTTTCTTTACTCTGTTAGAGGCATGCTTTTTTCTTTTCCTACCTGTTGGGTCATATCGTAATGAACCCATATAAAAATTAGTAGCCCCCATTATTTTGGACCACCATTATGACCAATCAATGATTGATTTCTTAGTTTTTCTCTCCAGGCAAGGAAGTGAATTGCCACTTCTCTGGTTGAGTGAGTTAGAGTACTCACCGGACTTCTTTTAGTTTTTTTCATAATTTATCCTTATCATTTGATGGTACCATTATACCACAACTAGGTGTTAATGTAAACACGCAATATCAATTATTTTGACTAAATGCACTTAAAAGCTCATCGCCCTTTAGTTCATAATCAGTAAAAATATATTTTTCGCCATTATTTAAAGTTCTTTCTATTTTACCAGAATTATATTCTACATCAAGAACACTTTTACTATCTTCAGTATCCTCTGGTCTGGTATCATAATACATTGAACTAAGTGAATGTGCGTGTACTGCTTTTACTTTACCAGCCCAATCCTCTGCTGCTATCTTTTGTCTTTGTCTTTCGACTCTTTTACTGTATTGACTCACTTGTAACTCCTCCTCTCTCTGCAAGTTTAATTAATTCTAATCTCTTTTGTTCCCATAACAATTTAAAGTC